ATAAAGGTAGGAAGGAGGAAAATCTAAATGACTGAAGAAAAATATGAGTTAATGAGTTTTGACTTAAATGGTAAACCAGTAATTGCTGAAGAGTTTAAAGAAAACTATAAAAAGTTTCTTCATTTAAAAGAACAAATTGATGATGCTCAAAAAA